TTTCACAAGTCTTTTTAATCGCATTTCGTGCAGATTGTTGGTTGAATTGCCCACCTTCATTAACTAATAATGTGCTAGTAGATACTTCGGATGAACTTTCTTCTGCCAAAAACTGCTTTATTTTCTTGCCGTTTTTGTAAAGCGTACCCTTTATTCGTATAACTACTTCAGTCTCATCTGAATGAAAAACTGATATGTTTGTTTTGGTTGTTAGAATATCGAAGAAAACCATTTCTGTTTTAAGAACGATTGTATTTTCATCAATGGTTTCCATCAATGAATGGTTCTCTTGTACTAATTCTTGTAGGATGTTTTTAACACCAAAAGCCAGGTTTTTGTTGTCTGTCAATGGTCCTATTTGGATGTTATTGACAACCTTTTCAACAAAAACTGGCTCTGTATTCTGTGCCATACCCATAATAGGTAATAGCACCAACAATATTGATGTAATTAGTCTCATAATTTCTCCCACAAATAAATATGAGAGAAATCAGGAAACGATATTAAATTTTAAGTTTTAATGTGGTTATTTGTTTTTTTGGAACGGCATACATTTCACATATTTCGTTTATTTCTTCTTGTCCCCTTCTGGTAGAATATAGAATATCTAAATACTCAACTGCTTGCTTTTCCGAAACCTGATAATACTTTATTGCCAGCTCTATTAACCAATCTGGTTGACCATCTGATTTCTTTCTTCCACTAATATACTTTAAGTATTGCTTACCTTTTGGTAAAATATCTATAAATACCTTATAGAATAATTCTGGCGATAAACTCTGTACATATGGTTGAACTTCAGATACCATATCCACCCAAGTTGGTTGCATTGATAAGTAACGTAAGATAAGGAAATTACTCCATGTCTTTTTATCATCATCCGTTAGTTTATCAAAGTAATCAGGCTTCTGATGTTCGGTTATTGCCGATATGTGGTCAAATAAGCCCAAGCGGGTTTTTTCCTTCGCCATTTTCTTTTGGTTTTCTTAATTCAGGTTGTAACAACTCTTCTAATGGTTCTCCACACTCTACACATAAATAGATTTCAAATGGGATAATCTCATCCGATGCTGCTCCTGTGAGTAATTTACTCATCTTTTTAAACTTATATCCAATTGCAAAGGTATCACCTCCACAATTTGCACAAGCCATATCCTTTGCTTGTGATATGTTTGGTTTTCCTAAATTACCACCTATCATCGTATCACCATTAAAACTTCTTGCTCACGCAATAAAATATAGTCCTTACCAGCTAACTTAATAGTTTGTGTATCGTAACTATTATGTGGTAGTAATACTTTATTACCAACCTCCAAAGTCATAGGGATACGAGTTCCGTTTTGTGTAAATACACCTGGTCCAACTGATATTACCTTTCCCAATTTATTCTCACCATATTGTGCAGTTTCTGGTAGAATAATACCACCAACGGATTTTTCCGTTTTCTCAATCTCAATTAAAACTCTATCACCGATAGGTTTTGCCGTTTCTGTGTTTTCCATATCTATCTAATTAAACTTACTATTTGTATAATACCCGCGATGAACGGGATTTCTTTATCTACTACCAATGCATCTTTTTGTTGTGAGTCCGATAATGCTAGGATTACACCCGATTTATTATCTTTACCATACTCGTCTACTTTCTCATATAGATAAGTGTATAGTTCCGAAAATTCAGTAATCTTATTGTTTGCAATAATCTGTCTAATCTCCATCCACATATTACGCTTCTCCGAACCATTTTTTAGAATATCCAAAATCTTCACTTTAAAATCGTTTTGTAATGCAGTTTGCACATCAACTTTAAGAGTTCCGTTTGAACATTGTAATTGAATAGTATTTAATACTCTACGAATATCAGGATAGTATGCACTAATAACATCAGCCACATCTTTAATATCGTATTTTATACCTTCCTTATTTAGAATATCCGTAACATGAACTGCCACATCTTTCTTTGATGGTGGAGTTACTGCAAAGGTTTGGCAACGCGATAAGATTGGTTCAATAATTTTTTCGTGATAGTTACACGTTAGAATAAATCTAGTATGCGTACTAAACGTTTCCATTAAGTTACGAAGAATTGCCTGTGCGTTTGCTGTCATATAATCAAACTCATCTAATATGATGATTTTGTATCCTTTAAATCCAGCTCCACTTGCAAAGTTCTTTACTTTATTACGGACAGTTTCTACGTTGTTTTCATCGGATGCGTTGATAATCATCAAATCACATTCAATAGTATTAGCTATGATTTTTGCTAATGTAGTTTTACCCGTACCCGCTTTTCCATATAGTAATAGATGTGGTACATCACCGGTATCTAAATACCCTTGCACTTTTTCTTTTAGTAAATCATTTCCGATATACTCACTTAATTTTTGTGGTCTGTATTTTTCAACCCACAACGTATTTTCTCTCTTATTTCCAAACATTCTTTTAAGGTTTATAGAATACAAATATTGGTTCGTACTTATAGTAAGTTCCGTCTATCTGCATACTATTTTTAACTCCACTCAAATCAACTCCCGTCATTGGAGACATCGTCATCTTTATCTTACCCCTATACTCACATCCCAACTCTGTAAGAATATCAATACTATCTTGCTCTAATGTCCACCACTTATCTTTACCCACTTTAATATCCGCTATGTTCCAACAAATGTATCTATCATTTCGTAGGTATTCATACGCAGTTGTTAGTGTAGGTCTTAAAAATCCATCTCTCCAACTTTCATAGTTATTGAACTTCTTAAATGATTGTGAATCATCATCCGAATATCTCTCTCTATCAAAGTATGGTGGTGATGTGAATACAAAATCCAACTTACCCTTATACTTTTGGAATCGTTCCTCTTCTGCAATAATCTCCGAACCAGTTGTAAATAGTTCGTATGTATTACGATGTCCCCAAAATGTATTAGCTGCACCTGGAACTTTGTTATTAAAGAACTCTGCTAAATACTCATATCTAGTTTTACCAATCTCATCCAAATAGTTTTCAGTATTCGGGTCATTACCAATGTAGTGGATATTTCTATCATCTACGCTCATAGCTCCCAATATCCTACCACCCCATCCAGCTGATGGGTCATAGATGTTTATTACATCTTGGTCTTTAATATGTTGAGTAAATTTCTGATATAAGAATTTAGCAGTTAGTGGTGGAAAATTCACTACCGCCTGTGTTCCCATTCCAATACGAAATGCAGCCGTTGCCTCTGGAAAGATTGTTTGACCTAACGGATATATTTTAATCTGTATAGGTTGTTTTGGGAGGTCTGTTAGATTATCTATATTATCTCCCCAATCCGCAGTTTTTAGTGATGAGATATTTTCATATCTCAATTTTCCTTCTCTCCACAATTCTTTAATCTCCTCTGCCGTAATTTCAGGTGAGGGTACTTTACTATCAGCTTGGGATAAGCAAAAATCATGCCCTGCTAATGTATCACCAGCTGCCCATTTTTCAATCCACTCTTTACCGCTTTGGATATGTGAATTGTGATAATTTGGATTATCTAAATGGACGGTTTTGGTAAAACGATACATACCATCTTGACGAGTTAATCTTCTCATTTGTTTAATAAACTCTTGAAGATAATCATCATTTACGAATACATCATAAATAGATGGTTTTGGTTTATCATATGCAGAACCACCAATACCAGTTTTATACATAGCTGGAAAGAACTGATTTACAGGTGTTGCAAACTTATTAAAGTTAAAGATTACATCATCACCTAAATCATCTTTTTCCGCAAACTCATGCACTTTGAATGCTTGTAGTTTGGAAAAGTTCTCAATGATTGATGCTTCATCCATACCAATTCTAGGTGGTGCATCTGTTTTATCCCACTGCTCTATGGCAGTTTTACGAAAGTAATCAACCCACTTACCGAAGTCTGTAAAGGACATCTTCAATACATCCTCATATTTGAGGTTTATATCTTCGCGGTAAATCCAGTCATTCCTTTCGTAAAAATACTTTTTTGGATAATCAAATGCCATAGTAATTGGTTTATGCTGATAATTGAACTTCTACTAAATAGTATTTTGATGTGTAATCATCAACTTTGAATGCAATATGTGCCAATCCTTGTGTTGAGATTTGTAAAGTTGCCGATGTAGCATCTTTGTTAGCCACCAAAATTTCTTTTAGATATTTAGCAGAGAATGAAATTGGATTTACTGAATTTGGATAGCCAGCCTGTGCTTTATATGTAATTCGGTTGGAATTTACATTTGAGTAACCAATCACTAAATTTAAATCACCATTTTCAGTTAAAACCGTAAATGTTTCAACATCCGATAATGCGTTTTTACCTTTAATGAATCTGTCAATAAACTTACCATCCAAATCAATTTGAATATCAAATGATGGTAATTGCTTTAAATCTGGTACCGCAGGGATTACTGCCAAATCTGCTAATTGATAACTAGCTTTTGTACCATCACTTACCAAACTCAATGAAATTGATTTATCTTCTACTTTACCAACTTGCAAATCAACATCTTCACCTAATACGGATAATAATTTTGATAAGTTTGATGTAGTATAAATGCCCAATTCAGCTGCATCAAAGTTAAAGTTTTCCAACTCCAACTCACCCAATACAGTCTTATCATCAGAGATAAACTTTGTAGTTAGTTTAGTACCATCGGCTTTCCAAGTTACCGATTCAATCAACCCCGCCAAGTTGTATTTTTGAATAAAGCGGTTTAATCTGATTTTGTTCATAATTTATTGTTTTAATTTTTACAAAGATACGAAAATTTAATTTAGAAACCAAAAAATTGTGAGAGTTTTTTCTCTGAATGATTTACTTTCTCCCACTTCAATGCTTTATAGAAATCATCCATTTTGTTTTCCAACTCTGCTTCAAATATTCTATCAACATCTATATATTGTTTAACGAAGTCCATAATAACATCCGGGTCATTGTAGTTCTTAAATGCTACCGTATCCAACCCAAATGGATTTTGTTTTAAATAAACCCACTTAACTTTATCACCATCTCTAATTGGCTCGTACATAAACGGACAATTATAGTGTTTCAATAATCGGTTGTATGTAATTGCAGCTTTAACGTGTGCGGGTGTTCCCTTTTCAAATGCACCCAATCGTTTCTCCGATGTTTTAGTATCATACTTACTAATTTCCTTTACTGCTCCACCTTTTGCTATAACTGATACATCCAATTTAGATAGACCCAATTTAAACTCACGCAATTCTTTATCTACATCCTCATTAGTTTTACCAGTTAGAATATCACGAAGAATACCACTCATAAAATCTTGAAATGCCTTTGGGAACGATGAACGAACTACATCCAATCCCTTAACATCTAACTTATCACAAGGAATACCATTCTTTAAAATCATCCATTGTGCATATCGTTTCTTTGCTACCCAAAATCCTGCTTTGGAGATATACTCCTTTTTAATTTCAAATCTGTGTTTATCCTTTGATATAAAGAAGAATCTTTCAGCCAACATATCATAAAACTTATTTAGGAATAGTTGAGTTTCTTCTGCAATATCATTTACTACGGAAGCCATTTGTTTTTCATCAAATCCTTTATACTCTGGAAACCTATGTTTTACCAAAGGTTCTGCTAACATATAGATTGAGTCTGTATCTATATACACATTGTAATCTTCTTTAGTACCTAATTCCCTTTGGTACTTGATGTTTGCCATCTCTGCCGTTTTCTTAATAACAGTTTGACCCGTAATCGTAACTGCCTCTGCATTATCAATATCGTAAAACCGAAAGGCAGGAAGACCAAGAACACCATACATAGAGTTAAGAAGAATCTTTTGGACGAGTTGGCGTTTCGCATAAAACTCATATTTTTCCGTATCACCCGCTTCACCATATTGCTTTTCTAATTTTCTAAACTCTACACGTTGTTTAAACCATGTGTCCAGAATATCAGCAATAAGTCCAGGTTTGTCCTGATTGTACAAAACTCCGTTTGCCGCAACTCCTAAGTTGCTATCTTTTATAACCTCTTGGAGTTCTGAACTACTATATTCATAAGTATCATCTTTTCCAATAATTGTATAATTCTTATTTATACCTCTTACCCATTCTTCTGGGTCCCAGTTAGAAATCTTACCAATCTTTGTTTCGGGTGAGATGTTTAGAGTCATAATGATAGATGGATATAGGGATGTTAAATCCAAATCATAAATCCAATCATACTTACCAACAATAGGTTCTTTTACATAAGCTCCGATGAACTTCTCTTCGTTGTTATCACGGAGTGCCTGCATCTTCTCTTTTCTATCCTTTGGTTTGTTTGGTGCTACTAAACCTTTCTTTTTCAGATACGCTAAACACGCACCCTCTAAATACTTTGATGAGAACATATAATCTTCATACGGAACAAATCCCGCGTGGCAGATTGCTCTACATAGTTCGATGAATTGTAGTTTCTCATCCATTGAAACAACTAACTCAACGTCAGTAATGTTATACTCAATGAATTTCTCTAAATCCGTTTCAAACAAATCATCCAAACTTCCTTCGTATTCAATCTTACCTCTACCCAACTCCTTCTTTGCAATATGGTCTAAGGTATAACTACTTTCTAAACCGTAGTTATAGTTTTTATAAAGGTTGATGTAATCTAAAATAGATACACCACCAAAACTCCATCTTTGTCTGTAAGGTGAATAGAATGTTTCTGAAATTGGTGATAATCGTTTTGCGTGACCTTCACCACATACTCTTTTAATACGATTATAAAGATATGGAATATCAAAGAAGTCAATATTCCAACCGGTTAGTATAGTAGGATTCACACCCTGATAATAAGTTAAAAATGCTAATAGCAAATTCTTCTCATTATCAAAGATATGTACACTAACACTACGACCATCTTTATTGAATTGTTGAGCAGTGTTTTTTACCTTTCTATCTTTATCCAACACAAACACCTCATACAATTTAGTTACACTATCATGTGCCGCAATTGCAGTGATTTCGTTTTTTGCATCAAAAGTATTAGGCAAACCACTAATCATTTCAACCTCAATATCAAAGGTCATTGTTCTGTTTCCTTTTGATGGAATATCAGAATCGTATATATCAACTAATACTCTGGTTGTTTCTGGTACATCGGATTCAAATAAATCAGCAGATTCATCTTTTTCCCATTTAGAAATCTTCCGTAGTTTATCACCATACATAGAACGGTGTTCACCATTCTGGTCTTTAACATACGCATACTTTCTGTACGGAAATGTTTGATACCCATTTGTATCATCCCATAAGTGAATTAAATTCTTTTGTCTTTCGTAATAAATATTTTGATACATACTTTAATTTTAAGGTTTGTAGAAAATGAAG